CAAATAGCCAGTGCATCGTGTGTCTCCTGCATGCCGCACCATTGCAGCTACACAGAGTATAACACACGCTTGGCTGATGTGCAAGTATTTTCTTTGAGATTGTTGGTGATAGGAGCGCGTGCGCGTTCATCTATGCGGGGGTGGGGGGGTGGTACCTTTGCGCTGGGCTCAGTCGGTGTCGGGTCCCCGGTGGTAGAGCCAAGCGATAGATCAAAAATTCCAAAAATATATAAAAATATACATTCCCGACCCCGCGTATCCGAAATACCCCCGCCCACGTTAACAAAACTACATCTGCGACAGTATTACAGAGGGGCTTTATGTGCCCCGAAACAGCCCATAAGGAGCAAGAAATGGCCATGAATGTCGTCAGACTCACCTCAAATGCCGGAAAAGCGGCGGCACCAGGGGCACTTTCCGCTGATCCGGTCACCGGAACAGGCCAAACTGCCACAGATGCGGTCACAGGTGGCGACCATACGCTCACTGTGGTAGGTGGCAAGAGCTATCTGGTCATGGCGACGGACGTTGGCAACTTTATCTTCGGGATCGCGGCCGTAACCGGTGCTGCCAACATCTCGTGGTTGTGTCCAAAGAACCAAGCCATCGTGATCAACATGCCGGAAGGCGAAACGAGCCTCCACTACATGTCCGATACGAATGATGGGGTCATTTATCTGACCGAGATCTACAGAAATCCAACGAATCAGTAGTAAGGGGAACAACCATGGGTGAAGAATCAACAGTACAGCTGAAACTCACAAAGCAGGAACTCGGCATCCTCGTGCAGGCCTTTGGCGAGGTCAACGTGGCCGTGAAGTTCATTGATGAGGTGATCACGCCACTCAAGGGCAAGCTGGAGGAGGCCGCTGGGAAGTTCGCTGAGGAACACAGCCCCACCACTGAGGAGGAGGAAACAGTATGAGTGAGAACAAACAGCTGCTCAGCATCATGGCAGCGGCTCTCGTGGGCATAGGCCTGATCCTTGTAACCCTGGTCGTATCCGGTCTCCTAGTAGCACCAGTCGCCCTCACTGAGGTGCTCGACAACCGCCTGCCCGACCTGATCGAGAATGTGCGCCCGGGCGTCGTGCATATCTCAAAGCTAGGGGAGTGTCAGGGATCAGGGTGTCTCATCTCCCCAGACGGAATTTTGTTTACAGCAAAACACGTGAGTGACGGGAGGCCTGGTGACTACGAAGTGACGCTTGATGGTGGGCGTAAGTTCAAAGTCAAGCCCGGGTATGTGCTGGAGGATAGGGAGAACGACATCACCTTCATGCAACTCGATCTCGCCGGGGCCGAACCCAACCTCCCCTACGCAGAGCTTGCAACTGACAACACGCTCAGGGTGGGGTCCAAGGTCGTCATCATGGGTTCATCCCTTGGCCGGGACAACTTTAACTCTGTATCCGTTGGCATCCTGTCGGCCCTCGAACGCGATCTCTACTCCCGCAACGGCTGGGAGCAGTATAAGAGGTACAACTGGCACGTGATGCTGCAGAGTACGAGTCCAGCGTATCCAGGGAATTCTGGGGGACCCATTTTTAGTATGCGGGGTGAGGTTATTGGTGTCCTTGTTGCTGGACAGGACCCATGCCTTAATTTCTCGGTACCCGTATCCCGTTTCGCTGGTACGGTGGACACAGTTCGGGATTGGTTCCGATTGGTGCGGTTTAACATAGTAGGAGAGGAAGAGCAGGAAACATTTGACACTGCCTATGAAATACAGCAGTTGGTAAACGCCGTTGATAGGCTTAGCAATGCAGACTAAGGTATGCACAATATTACCGCATAAACCATGATAGGTATACGACGATTAATCTGGCTAAGTACGGGTTGACGCTGGATGACTATAACACTATGCAGGAGGATCAAGGTGGTGTATGCGCTATCTGCAGTGAAGCAGAAACGGCGAAGTCACCACGTGGACATACGCGGTTGTTGACAGTAGACCACTGCCACAAGACCGGGGGCTGCTGTGTAGTTCCTGTAATAAAATGCTCGGATTTGCCAAGGATGATCCTAGGCGGTTGCGGCGAGCAGCGTACTATTTAGTGAAAGCGGGGAACCATGAAATGTCTTAGCGACAACATCATAGTGATACGCGGTGAGAACCAAAGCGAGCGCAAGGGCATCCTACTGCCCGATTCAGCCCAGGAGGAATCCAACAAGGGTGAGGTCATCTGCATTGGCCCCGACGTCAAGAGCCTTAAGGTTGGTGACACTGTCCTCGTGCCGCTGCTCGCTATGATGCGGGTCAAGCAGACGGGTATCTTTGATCTGGTAGTTGACGAGAAGCCCGCCCTGGTCCTCAAGGAGGAAGACGTGGCCGTGGTTTGGCCCCAGGATGAGGTCCCCATGGCTACGCATCGGTTTGGCAGGGCTAATTGACATGAGCGGCAAAGGCGACAACCGTAGACCGAGGCAGATCTCCCGTGAGGAGGAGGATCTGCGGTACAAGTACGCCTATGGCAAAATGACTTTTGAGCAGTATTCACAGAGATACCATGCCCTCAAGAAACGGGGCCTGATCATCCGAGGAGGTAGAGCGATATGACCCCAGACATGACCCCCCTATCACGGCTGGTGGCCTTACACGGCGGCATGGGGGGTATGTCTGTCACCTCGGGGGGCAGGGACTAACGCGTGGAGTGGCTACAACAGATCTTCGATAAGATACTGTCGCTGATACCGACGCTGGTGATGATAGAACCGACCGAGATGGCTGCTCGTATAACTGGCGGCAGCCATTACAGGGTGCTGTCCCCAGGGTGGTACATAGTGTGGCCACTGATCCAGAAAGTCATTGCCATGGAGGTCGTGACGCAGGTAGTCGACCTGCCACCGCAGACCATACGCACCAAGGATGGGCAGGAGATCGTAGTGTCCGGGGCTCTCCGGTACCACATCAGTGATATCGAGAAAGCCCTGTTTGCAGTGCAGGACATTGATAAGGGGCTCGCTACGCTGGCCCTTGGTGTGATCCTTGAGTTCGTGCAGACTTGCACGCTTGAGGAGTGCCACAACATCGAGGCCGTGAAGCAGGAGCTACGCAAGCACCTGGCCGGTGCCGCGCGGGGTTGGGGCACTAAGATCGAGCAGGTCTACCTGACTGATCTTGGTCGTGTCCGAAGCCTGCGGCTATTTGGTGACAGCAGGGGAGTCATAGATGCCACGTAAAAAAGCTAAGAAAAAAGTTGAACCACACCCCCACGGCGATGATCTCCGCGAGCTTGGCAACAAGCAGCGAGCCGGTAGGGCTCTGAGTGAACTGATCCGCTCGGTGGGCACAGAACTCACTGAGGTAGTGCAGGACACCAGCACCGGTATCCTGGGCCCCCCGCGTATCATCAGTAAGGCCGAGGCCCTGGCGAGACAGTGCTGGGCGATGGCGCTGCCAACAACTGATGAAGATGGCACTGTCACGCCGGGCAGCATAGATTACGTCAAAATTGTGCTCGACCGCTCAGACGGTAAGCCTGGGTCTAACGATACCAAGGCTGATGATGGCAAGGAGTCCGTACCAGATAAAATCTCAAGGCTCAATACGGATAGGCTGAATACGATGGCGGGTGACGTTATAAGGGACGCTGATGCTGACTAAGGTATGTTCCCGGTGCGGAGTGGAGAAGAAGGCAAGTGCGTTCGGGAAGTCCCCAAAGGCTGGAGATGGGCGTAAGAGCTGGTGTAAGAAGTGCTATAGCACATACAACGCAATGAAACTAAGGGAACGCATAGAGAACGATCCCCTATATGTCCGGCGGCAGAGCCTCAAAACTAACTACGGGATTACCCTTGAACAGTATGAGCAGATGTGGGAATCGCAGGATGGTATGTGTGCGATTTGTAAAAGACCAGAGACCGTGACGTACGCCGGGGCACTGCGACATCTGTGTGTAGATCATAACCACAGCACCGGTAAAATACGGGGGCTGTTGTGCTCTAACTGTAATCAGGCAATAGGACTGTTGGGAGATACGCCGGAACGGTGCATTGCAGCTGCGGATTACCTAGTGGGGCACGGTAAGTAATGGCTGACACCAGCATAAAACCCGAGCTATCTACGCCATTCCCATCCGGGCGTAAGACTTGGACATGCTCCCGGACGGGCCTGATCGTGCCCATGCGCGAGAGCGAGAATGTGGTATACCGCGAGAAGCTGCTCCACAGGGCTAAACACGACCCGGTGCTGCAGAACGACCTTAAGGCCGCGTGTAAGGCGTCGGTGTTGTGGTGGGTAAATTCCTTCTGCTGGACGTTGTGGGAGCAGGAGATCGATCCGACACTGCACCGTAATATCCCGGCGAAGGTGTCACTGCATCCGTTCATCACCTTCGAGAAGCAGGACGAGGCGTTTGAATTTTTACTGGAACACTTCACGACTGGGAAAGATTGCCTGTTTGACAAGAGTCGTCAAATGGGCATGTCGTGGATTTGTGCTATGTTTAACCACTGGTTGTGGTTGTTCAGACCGGGCACGCAGATACGTGAGTTAAGCCGCGTAGAGAGCCTTGTGGACTCGCCGATCAGCAAGTCACTGTTCTTTAAGCACGACACGATCAACACGTACTTGCCAGAATGGATGTGCCCCCCGGGCGTACTCAGGCGCGGACGGGATAACCGAACTACTATGCGCATCCATAACGAACTGAACGGTTCAACTATAGCTGGTGAGTCTACTAACGCATCAGCACTATCAGGCGACCAGTGCGCCGTTGTTCTCCTCGATGAGTTTGCTAAGGCAGATAATGGGGAGTCTATCAAACGGTCTACATCGGCCATGACCCCGTGTAGAATTGTGAACTCGACAGTTAATCTCCCCGGCTCGACTTACTCAAACTGGAAAAATAGTGGCACCATTGACGTGTTCGGAATCTACGCATGGGACCACCCCCGCAAAGGTGCGGGCCGTTTCGTACTACAGGATGATGTTACCAAGGAGTACCGTATAACCAGCCCGTTCATCGAGTCAGAGATTGAGCGTAATGGCTGGAGGGAGGTGGCACGGGAAATTTACGCTATGGAGAGCGAAGTTGGGGATTCTTTCTTCACGAACACCGAGATTGACAAGCACGCAGCCATGTATGCACGCAAGCCGCGCATGCAGCTGAACATTGAGTTGCGTGACAAGATCTCAAACGGCTCTGTGGCCAAGCTGCTGCTACGTCGTCGGGACCTAACGGCCGTCAAGCTGACCCGGGGCCCAAAGGGGGACCTGTCTGTTTGGGCCCCGTTGATAAAGGGGCGACTCGACCAGACCAAGACCTACACGATGGGTATTGACCTGTCGAGGGGGCAGGGCGGTGACACGACAACGGAGTCCGTCGCTTCGATCCGATGTGATCAGACAGGTGAGATCGTCGCCAAGTGGGCTAGTAAGACTGCCCCGCCCTACGACGCCGCGAGAACTATCGTCGCTTTGGCCGTATGGGTCGGTGGTGCCGCACCCCGCCACCTGCCGTTTGTCGCGTGGGAAATGAATGGGCCAGGGTGGGACTTCGGTAACGTATTCATCAAGCAGATGAAGTACCCGTTCTACTACCGCGATGAGACCATTGGACAGGTGACGACCAAGAAGACAGCAAAGTACGGTTGGCACTCCAACCGTGAGCGCAAGAACCTGCTGTTGCGGGAATATGAACGGCAGATGCGCGAGGGCAAGGTCATAAACCGTGATCAGCAGAGCCTAGACCAAACCAAGACGTACATCACGTATCCGGGCGGTGGCGTGGGCCCCGCAGAGTTGAGCGACAAGAGCAAGGCCGAGTACCTGGGGCATGGTGACCGAACGATTGCCGATGCCCTGACGACGCTGAACAAGGCCAAGATAAAACTGCGTACGAATTTCTCTGATGCCCCGGAAGCAACGTGGGAGCACCGGTTCAACAAGTGGAAGCAGGCGTCACGGAAACCGAAGGGTTGGCAGAGACCGTATTCATTTAGGTAGGAGTGCTTGGGTAGCATAGACAGAAAGGCAGGCAGATTATGATTCTAAAAGTGATCCAAGGGGGCCCCTGCACAAAGGGCGGGGAGCCAAGTTTGGCAAGAACACTAGTATATGAACCTGTTAAGTTTGAGATGCATTATGTGCATGACCCGGATAACCCCGATGCTGTCAAGCAGCTGCTTGTCTACCGGAAGGGGGGCGACATGGATGTTGTGCTGTTATTCTCCGGTGATGAAGTGTGGCTGACAGGTGACAGCGGGAAAACTGCGGATAGGTGGAAAATCTAACAACATAGTACAGCTACCCAAGCATTTACTCTATATACGAGGCACCTATGTCCCGATCATTGACTGCACAGAAACTGAGTGAGAGCGCCCTGGAGGGGTTCAAGCGGTTCGAGCGATTCCGTAAGGCCCGGGCGTACGCGGTACGTGAATACATCGGCACGTACATGGCCCAGGAGCATGGCCTGACCGGCGAGCGGCCGATCAACCTGGTGTTCCTTGCCATCCGGGCCCTGGTGCCCAACCTTGTGCAGAAGAATGGCATGACAAAGGTGGTCACCAAGATCCTGCAGCAGCGCGACTACGCAGAGAAGATGGGCTTGGCACTGGGTGACTTGCATGAGCAGCTGAAACTGCACCGGATACTGCGTGCCAGTATTGTCGACATGGCCCTCGGCGGGCTAGCCACGTTCAAGACATCGCTCGACTACACGGGTAAGCTCGTTGAGGACATCAACGTAGACCCGATGCAGATCTACACACAGCTGATCAGCCTTGATGACATGACCTGTGATCCGCTGTGCCGCGATTTCAGCAAGGCGGACTTTATTGGGCACCGCATACATATCGAGCGGGCCCGACTGATGAAGATGGACGGGTGGGACAAGGACCTTATCCGGCGGCTCCCCCGAGCGGGCACGAAGCACGATGAGCGGGCTGAGGCGCTCACGCAGGGAGACCCGCAGTCCATGGAGTTCAACGCCTGGCAGGACTACGTCAACATTGCCGAGGTGTGGGTGCCAGAGGCGGAATCGGTATGCTACATCCCCGATCCCGAGGAAGCCGTGATGAAGGACTTCCTCAACGTGTCCGAGTATTATGGCCCCGAAGACGGCCACTATACGTTCGGCTCGATCACGCAGCCAGTGCCGGACAACCCGTTCCCGGTGGCACCCGTTGGCGTGTGGCGCGATCTCGCGGACATGACCAACCGATTGTTCAAGAAGGCAATGGATCAGTCTGATCGGCAGAAGAATGTGGGCCTGTATAGCCCCGCCAACTACGACGCGGCGATGGCAGTACAAGACGCCGTCGACGGTGAGTGGATAGCGACCGAGGACCCGAACAGTATCAATATCCAATCCTATGAAGGTGCTGACCAGGGCACCGTGCAGATGACGCAGAACCTGTACGGTTGGTTCAACCTCGTGGCTGGTAACCCGGATATGATGAGTGGCTCCGCAATCAACTCTGATAAGGCGACTGGCCAACAGATCCTGCAGCAGAATGCGTCCGTGAGTATCGGTGATATGCGGGACATGGTTTATGATATCACCGGGGAGATTGCTGGTAAGCAGGCCTGGTTCCTGCACAATGACGACCTGTTGTTCCAACCCGGACAGCCCGGCATCCCGCTGATCAAGCGGCTGCCTACTGGCGAGGAGGAGCAACTGTACTTGACGCCTGATGATAAGACTGGCCGCATCGAGACACTCGGGTTCGAGATTGTCGAGCGGTCTATGAGCAAGATTGACCCAATCGCCCGTGAGAAGGCCGTGACGTACTTCACTACACAGGTCCTGCCGCAAGCGTTTGCTGCACTGCAGATTGCTACTCAGGCTGGGCAGCCGTTCAATATCTCGACGTACTTGTCCACCGTGGCTGATGAGCTTGGCATATCGGCTATCGCTGATGGTATCTGGACCGACAAGAACTTCCAGGCCCGCATGCAGTGGTACGCTGATATAATGGGCTCGCCCAAGAAGAGCGGCGACATGGGCCAGAGCGTGACACAGAACGGCGGCATGCCTGTGGGTGGCACGCCAATGGGGACACCGACCCAGGAGTTTAACCAGAACGCCCAGGCCGCAGCGGCCGTTGGGCAGCAGAACTTGAATCGTGGAGGTATGTAATGGGACTGTTCGGCAAACCCAAGAAGAAAAAGAAGATCGCCATCGGCAAGGGCACCCTCGCTGAAAGAGTGAAGGCAGAGTCCAACATGAAGAAGAAGTATCCGCAGATGCAGTCCCCGGACTGGGGGAAGCCCAAGAAGGTGGCCAAGAAGAAAAAGGCCGACAAGAAGACTGCTGCCACGAAGAAGGTGCAGTCGCAGTTGGCCGCAGCCGGTGTGACGGCGAAAGACATGCCGTCTGATGTCGATAAGCGCAAGAAGGGGAAGAAGTAATGGCAACCTATGCCTATGTGTGTACCAAGTGCGAGGGACGCCAGGATGTGGTCAAGCCCATGGCAGAATCTGGGCGCACAGAGCTATGTCCCTCGTGCGGTGCTCTGATGGATAAGGACTTCTCTGCCAACATACCCCAGGTGTACCAGAGCGGCTACCGCAAGGCCCTACACTCGGATGCGTTGGCCATCCATCCGTCGCAACGTGCAGAGCACCGGGAGCGGTACCCGGGTGTTGAGATAGACCACCTTAACCGCCCGGTACTGACCTCGGTCGCGCAGGCGGACAAGTATTACGATGGCCGTGGTGTCGTGAAGGCAGGCGGACGAAAGCAACTAATCTAAGGGGAACCGAATATGAGCAAAGAACACGAAGATCAGATGGCAGCGGAAGTCAAGGCAGTAGAGTCGCTGCAAGCTGAGATAGACAAAATCGATTTTGACGGAGGCATTGCCCCCCCGGGTGAAACCGGGACGCCTACCCCCGAGCCCGTCGTTGACGAACCGGAAGCTGAGGGTGACCCTACCCCCGACCTTGAGCCTGATCCTGAGCCCGAGGAAGGGGAAGCTGATCCTGATCCTGACCCGGAAGCCGACGATGACGCTGGGGAAGCCGACAAGCCAGCATTGTCTGACAGTCACTATCGTGCTGCCCTGCGTATGGGCATGGAAGCAGAAGGGATCTCGGAACTGTATGATGCGTCCCCTGATCTCGCGGCAAAGACACTCGCCAAGTGTTACGAAATGGTCAACGCCGAATCGAAGCGACTCGGTGAGATTGGCAGAGCCGCACAACAGGTTCAGAATACGCCTGAGCCCGCACCCCAGTCCGCGCAGCCGCAAGGTAAGGTTGCCGATCTCATTGCCAAGGTGAAGGACCACTATGGTGACGATGACCCAATGGCTGAGGTGTTGACAACCCTGTTGAAGGATCGCCAGCAGCCTGTGCAACAGTCCGTAGCTGAATCGCAGGTGCCAACCAGAACAGTAGAAGAGGAGGTTAATTCACGCCAGCAGATCGGTACGTTCTTCGGGTCTCCCGACCTTGGGCCGTATGCGGACCTGTATGGTTCAAACGAGTCTGTCCTCGGTAACTGGGATCACCTCTTGCCCGGGCAGAAGGCGAACCGGGTCGAGGTGTGTAACCGTGCCCAGATGCTACTGTACGGTGCAGCTGCATCAGGGATAAAGATGGGTACCGCAGAGGCCTTGGAACGTGCCCACCTTGAAGTATCCGCGCCCATGACCGAGCAAGTGGTCCGCAGTAGGATCACAGCGTCGGCCAAGAAGCGTGAGAAGGGTGTCACACTGAGGCCCAGCGGACAACGGCCATCGGAGCGTTCCGGTGGTGAGCATAGCCACAAAGAAGCTGTAGCAGGCATGGCTGCCGAACTCAAAAGCGTGTTCGGTTGAGCCAGCCTAGGAGGACACTATGAGTTACACGTATGATCAATTGGCGGGCTTGGTTGCCAGTACTCACACCAAGTACCCCAAAAACGAGCTTACGGTCACCTGGGACGACAACCGTTTCGAGGCTGCCCGTATCTTCAACGAAGACTCCATCAAGAAACAGGGCGGGACCACGATCACCGGTAAGGCCCTGCTGAGTCAGACTGGCACCGCTCGCTATGTCGGTTACTACGAAGTCGATGAACTCTCTCAGGGTGAGTCAATTGAAGAGTTCACGATGCCCTGGTGTCGTATGACTGCGAACTGGTCCTGGGATGAGTTCGAGATCCTGCAGAACAAGTCTGATCCCGAGGGTTTCATCGACCTTGCCAAGGTCAAAGAGACCCAGGCCCTGTGGAACCTTGCCAAGTTGTTTGAGGATGCCCTGTGGCAGGCCCCGACCAGCGCGACCGACAACAAGTACCCCCGTGGCATCCCGTACTACATTCGGATGCTGGATGCAGACGCCACTGATGGTGGTGACTTCTCTGGTCAGACGATCCGCTATCGCAACGGCTCGACTGGTACTGTGTGCTCGGGTATCGACGCCGCCACGCACACGACCTGGAAGAACTGGGCGGACACCTACACGGCGGTCAACAACGACCTGATCAAGAAGCTGCGTACCGCGTTCCTCTACCGCGAGTTCAAGGCCCCGCTGGGTGCCACCTCCTTTGAGGTTCGCAAATCCGCGAAGTCCCGTATCTACACTGGCCGTCCGAACAAGGCTGAGATGTTTGACTACCTCGATGCCAAGGACGACGTTCACACCACGAAGGACGCGTTCGGTCGCATGGTTGTGACCGAGGGTACAGACATGATGATCAACAGCGTCGATGTCATCGGCATCAAGAGCTTGGATGCTGCGACTGACGTTGTCACCGCTGACAGTACTGATCCGTGGTACTTTGTCGACCTGTCAATCTTCAAGCCGGTCGTGTACTCGGGCTACTGGATGAACACGCGCGGGCCAGTCCACGGTGGGACGAAACAGCATACCGTCTGGACTTTATTCAAAGATGGGGCTCATAATATTTGGTGTGATGACCCCAGGAGTGCCGGTTTCGTGATCCACAAGGCAATCACAGCTTAGTAGGTAGGAGATAAGGGGAATGTCCGACATGCTGAAATGTAAGAAATGTGGATCAGTTAAACCCAAGGATGCGTTCCACAAATCGAAGACGGGGTTAGGAGTGCGTCGCACATGCAAAGCGTGCGCTGAGGATAATAGAAGAGCGCGGCTTAGGACAAAGCACGGAAAACGCGCACACCAGAGCCAACGTCTACAACACGTGTACGGCATAACCCTAGATGACTATGACCGTATGTTTGCGGCACAGGACGGAGTCTGTGTGATATGCAGCGAGCCGGAAACTAAGATGTGGCGGGGTCATACTGGTAGAGCCGCAGTGACGCGGTTATGCGTAGACCACGACCACGATACCGGTAAAGTACGCGAACTGCTTTGCGACCGGTGCAACAAGCTACTTGGTTTTGCAAGGGACGACATAGACATTCTCACGAAAGTAATCAACTACATCAACAAACACAAAGGAGCATAACCATGAGTCTAGCCGTGAAATACAGTACCGCCGGGACGGCCGGGCAACCGAGCCCGAACATCTGGGGTGATTGCCCTGTCGATAAGTCCCTGACTGCACCCGAGGAGCTGACGTATCTGTACGATACGTTTCTCAATAACTTCACTGCCGACGAGGTGATCCTCGGTAACTGGCTGGTCGTCGGTTCAAACCCCGACACCGCCGTAGTGACCGATGAGGCCGATGGCGTTATCAATCTCAGCGGCAGCGGGTCGGCGGACGACGAAGCGTTCATCTGTTCCAACATGCTGTGTAACGAGGTCATCAAGAAGAACAGCAACAAGCGACTGTGGTTCGAGGCCAGCATCAAGGTCTTGGACGGTGACGCGGATGCCTCGATCATCTGTGGTCTCGGCGAGGCCGCCCTCATGGCGGCTGATGCTATTGCCGATGATCCCACCAGCTACCCCACGACTGCTTTGGCTGACTACGACTTTATCGGCTTCATGGCCGGTACTAATGGCACCAACATGGGTGGTATCGACACCGTGTATCACCAGGACGGTGACGGCGGTACAGTCACAGTCGTTCAGGCCGATGTGGTGACGAACACCGCGGGTACTACCACGAACGACGACGTGTACAAGAAACTCGGATTCAAGTTCGATGGCAAGTCCACCGTGACGTTCTATGTGGATGGTACAGCCCAGACCACAACGCTAGATATTGACGACCTGACCGGCGACAAGCTGGACGATGCCCTCGGTATCATCATCGGCATCAAGGACGACGCCGGTGGGGCTGATGACCTGCAGATCGACTGGGTCCGCTACGCGAACGACAAAGTCGCTTGCGGCAGATAAGGAGGCCACATGGCTTTTCAATACAAAGAATTGCAGGATATGGAGCACATCCCGGCACCTGCCGGGATTGCGGCTCCACGATCCCAGCACGTAACAGAGGACGGTAAGACCTTC